CGCATAGTTGATTGCCTCAGCCACCGCCTCATCCCAGAAGGTCGGCAACGATACCGACTTTCGATTCTTACATTCTAGGATATAGGTCTGACCTGCAATGATAACGACCAAATCGCCTTCATCTCTCATTCCGGATAACCGCAAGCGCTCTGCAATTGCACCCTTAGAACGCAACCACTTGAGAACTCCAAGTTCAAAGGCAGCGCCCTTGCGACCATTCGGGTTAGCCATTATTTGACCAATTCTAGTTTCATTGGCTTACCTGCGACAGCTCTTGAATGCTTGACTACCATAATCAACTGCTCCGCCAGGGTCAGCGCCTCGGCCTCGGTCAACCGCGCTAATCGCGCAACGACAGTTGGCATACCGGCACGGACTCTATCTAGGCGCCTTGCCGCGTCAACATCCTTCAGCGATGGCACATCAGAGGCTTCTTTTAGGCCAGCGAGATCAACAATTGATAACTGCTCAAGGACATCTTCGAGCATATCAAGGCTCGCATCCTGCTCTTCTAGGTAGATGACGAACTCGCCATCGATGGCAGCGTGAACGCTAAATAGGGGTTCTCGGTGCCTCATCGTCGCTCCAAGGCCGATTTTAGCCTCTTTTGCGACTCGCCCCAGGCTTGGATGCTTTGGGCATCCTTATCGTTTAATCTAGCCTCTAGGCTCAGTAATAGGGCAAAAACGCCCATAACTGCCATTGTAAGGCCCCATAAAGCTATACAGGTCATCTCTCTTCCTTCCGTTGTGTAGGTGCCTATGGTGGCATCTAGGCGGGCAACCTACCTACGCCACGCCGAAGGTGTCTATGGGGTTATGTATTGACTTTGTATGGACAAGAGGCTATTGTCCTCTTATCGGGGCGAAAGGTAGTAGCTCCAAGAAACGGAAGAAATGACAAAAGATCAGAGAGCGCAACTTATCAAGACCGCTTATGGTTATGACTATCGCGGTGTATCGATAACAAGAACAAAAAAAGGTGAATTTACTTATGATGTACTAAGTAAGTTTTATTATCGCCCACTGCCTATGAAACTTGCAGAAGTAATTGCAGAGATAGATGCGCATTTAGATAAAGGTGCAACAATTGAGCGTTATCGCATCAAGGTTGGTGCATAATGCTTGACCTATTTTTTGGAATGCACTTTGGCGGTTGGAAGGCATACTTTCAGTTTTGGTTTTGGACAACCATCGCGATTTATCTAGTGATTCGTTGGATGAAGAGTCAGGAGAAGCAATGAGCGCGATGTCTAACCTGCACTTTGAACTATGCAGAGCAATGACCCACACCGCTAACAAATTGACCGAGGCGGTTGTAGATGGCTCAGGGGAAATCCTAGAGGCAACCTGCAATGTAGCAATTGAATACTTGGAGATTTGCGCCGATGCCTTTAAGCAAGTGCGCGAAGCATCGGAAGGGGTCAGCGTTGGAAACTAGACGATGCTCAAAATGCCATCAAATTGATTGGCAACAAGGATTTCACATACCTTGCAACTGCAACCGAAAGGATAAGAAATGAAGAAGGCTCGCTCCATCCGCGTATCAGATGCCCTTTGGGTAAAGGTAAAACTCAAGGCTAGGCAAGAGGATAAAACTGTCAGCCAAATTGTTGTTGATTTTCTGCGTGAATATGTAAAAGCCTAGATAGCAAAGAAGAACCCCTACACAGGAAAGGTGGCTGTGTAGGGGTTCTTCTTATCGCTAGGGGTAAAACTTATACTTGATCCTGCTTGCGTTTAACTTCAGCTAGTTCGGCAGCGATACTTGCATAGGCTACCAAGTCAACAAAAGTATCGTCTTTGGAATACTCTAGATTTTCTTGCAGTCTTGCAATTTTCACTAACGCCATACAGATAGCGACCTGCATTGGCGTAATCTCTGTTTCAAGGTATGACGACCACAAGACTGCAATTCTTCTGTGGTTCTCATAAGGTGCGCCATAATCATCTTGGCGATCACCATACATCAACTTTTCGGCTTCTTTAAGAACTTCCCCCCGTTTCATTATTTCTTCTAGTCCTCTAAGTCGTCATAATCGGTGTAAAGAGCTTCTTCAGTTTTCTTATCTTCAACTCTCTGAGCATACTCGCCAAGACCTAGAGCTGATAAGACAAAGGCAACTGCTGCCTCGGTTGGCATATCTGGTGATAATGCTGCAACCAATAGAGCAACTGTTGATGAAACAAAGGCTGCGATACGGGCAGGATTCTTGTGAGCAAATGCTTTTAACTTTTCCATTCTTACTCCTTGAACTTAGGTCTGCCAAATCCCACGATTGAGATTGGCTCCTGACGCCTCAACTTGAAGCGACGGGTTTTCTTATAGGTTCTAGTCTTAAAGACAACCATACCGCCATTGCGCTGGTCGCCCTTGGAATCTCCTGAAGTATTGCCTTCAATTGTATGGACAATGCCCTTGCGAGCCTCTACGCCGATGACGATGCCGATGTGGGAGATACGCTCAACGCCATCGCCTGGGAAGTCAAAGAAGGCAAGGTCGCCTGGCTCCGGCGTGGCGGTGGCGGCGTCTTGCCATTGCTTGCGCGATTGGAATGCCTGCGCCCCTGCCGATGTCAAGATGACATTGGGGATTACTAGGCCGACCTTCTTGGCGCACCACATAATGAAACTGCCACACCAAGGCAGGTAATTAGCGCCCATTGCTTTGCCAAATTTTGTTTCATTCTCTTTCGGTCCTTCAATATAGCCAACTTCGGCCCACGCTACTTGAATGAATCTGTCGCGTTGATTCACTTGCGAGTGCGCTTTTGCTTTGTTAGCAATAAAACATAAATTTCATCAACGCGCTCTTCAAGGCGATTAACTTGATCCTTGATACTTGAGCCAGAATTCGGCTTTAGCTCTGCTAGGTAATGCTGGACTAGCCATTTGACTATGTAGGCAAAAGAGCCGACAAGGGTAGTAACAGCAACGGCGATGGTTGCTATATCAACTGGGGTCAAGTTATTTCTCCTTCAGCAAGACGCCAATTTCTTCAAAGGCGTCTATATGGTCATCAATGGTTCTATGTATCGGAAAGATTTGGGTTACTGAGTCCATTTTCCAACTTCTTTATCTTGGCAACTAGGATGGCATTCTCTTGTGCCATTACCCCTATTTGCTGACGCATCGCTGCCAATATCTCATTGACATCTAGTTGTTCATCCATTTATTCCCCCTTGAGTGTTTGAACTTCTTTGTGTAATGCTTGAATTGCGCCAACCAAATGTGGAATAAGATTACTATAACTCAATTTTTGATATATTGGATTTCCTTCTATATCAACGGCATCTTTTTCGCCATTAACCATATTTGGAAATACCTCCGCAAATTCGTGAGCAACAAAACCTATGACGTCATTGTGGTCTGCATCTTCTACTTCATTAAAAACACGAACCTTTGTGGCTAACAATTTATCTAATGATTCTGTGTAATCTCTAATGTTTTCTTTGAGGCGATAATCAGAAGAGCCGACTAAGGTAGGAGCGGTGGTGTTGCCGAAAACTTCAAGAGTTCCGCGATTTGTGCCATTACGAATAAATTGAATAACTGGAACGCTTGTGCCTGTTCCTGCGGTAACATCAAAAATGTGAAGGTTTAGTGGGTTGTTGTTACTTCGACGTGCATTTATAGTCCCACCCTGAGTTAAAGCTATGCCTTCTGTTGAGCTGCTTGGGGTAGTGGTGGCAGTGCCTGTATAAATTGGAGCGCCAGTAACTGTTACACCGCTATTACATAAAATGTTTCCATAGACTATGTTACCTAAAGATGTTGATGCAATTTGATAGGTTGCAGAACCTTCAATTGCAACACCACTGCTGTCTAAATCAAGTGATGGATATGGATTGCCACTGCCATCAGCAGTAGCACCATAATGAAGTCTGGCGCCAGCACCGCCAGTTGTCGCAAGAAGATGGGCAGTTGCGCTGCCAAGATAGAAAAAACTTAAAGAATTACTGCCGCCACCCATAGAAATTCGATTATTAGCACTACTTGTTGAAATAGTTCCACCAACAATAGTTCCTGAACCAACACCGACAAGGCCAGTTGTGCTTATGTCAAAACCATTTGTCGGAGTGCCAAAGTAACCAGCCTCAGCATTGATTCTGCCTGTAATCGTTGCACCTGTCGCTGTCAATAGACCAGCAGAATCAATAATTGCTTTTCCTGCGATATTAAGGGTGCCACCGATTATCGTTGATCCTGTAACGCTACCTGAGAAAACTGCGTTGCCAGTTGTGGCGCTTATTGCCAAGGTTGCTCTTTCGGCAACTCCATTGGCATCGGTCACTGTCGCTGTCGTGGTATTGGCAACAGTAAATGTTGAGCCAGCCGAAACTGCGGTGATAACAAAAGAACCATTATAGCCAGCAGGCGCTAATTCACTAACAGTGATGCTTTGACCAACAGTAAAACTATGTCCAGATGCTGTGTAAGTAACGTTTGTGCCATTTCCAGACACAGCAGTTATATTGACCGAACTGCCTGAACCATAAGCAGCAAGACCTAATGAATTTAGAACTACACGTGCGCCACTTGTTGCAGATGCTCCTGAATAAACAGTAATGCCAGTTCCATTGATAGCGGTCATCTGATTCTGCGCATTGACTATCGTGTTTGCGCTTGGTTGTAGTGACCCAATGGCTGCGTTGTAGGCGATAGCGGCATCGGCCAAGGCCGTTGTGGCATTTGCCTGAGCTGTCGCGGCGGCGGCGGCAGCGGCATTGGCGGCTGCCTGCGCGGTGCCTATCGCTGCATCTTGGGCAGACACCCAAGCACCTGAAACTCTTACATATAACTTATTGCCATCATCTGTATCAATCCAAAGGTCGCCGTCATTGATGCCTGCGCCTGTAGGTTCTGCTGCTTGGCGATAAACCTTCGTTTTGCCATCTGCCAAGATTTCAATAGATTCAAAGTTGTTTGCCAGACCATCGGTAGTGTCAGCAATAAGAGGCACAACAGATGTCACAACAAAATCGCCGGTCTGTGTGACCGTGACGGGCGTATTAGTTATCTGTGGACATAATGGCATCGCTTACCCCTAAATCGTTATTGAGTATGGATTGATGGGCGATGTATGAAATGTGACTTTCCAATCGTCACTGTTAATCTTATGGGTCATTCCCTCAATGACTAAATCATAAGTCAGGAAACGACTATCAACAGTTTCGCGCTTGACACTAACTTGGTCGCCAATCTCGCAGGCTAGGAAATCAGGGTTCAAAGTATTTAGATTAAGTGCGCTGAAATCTATCTGCTTGGCATAGGTAACTGGGTCTGCCTGTTGGCGTGATTGATATAGAGCTAAGTTAGTTGCGCTAGTTGAATTGACGATAGGCGCATCAAAGGTCTTTGAAACAAGGCCATAGGCGGTCTTGCTTGGGTTATAGGTAGAGGTGACAGTGGCAGCTGCCCCGCGATCGACAACGGCTTGGTTGACGACATAGTAAGTGCCTGGGTCAACAACAAGGCCCTGATAGTCCAGCGAATTGGCATCGCCCTGGTCGCTAAATAAAAGCTGAGTTGGGCGTGAGAATTTATCTGATAATGGCACCAGCGTTGCCACGCCACTTCTTGAAATATAGAAGCGACCTGCAATGGTGTTTACAGCTTGAAAAATCATCTGTAGGCAGGATTTGCCTTGGATAGTTTTTGCCATCGTCACAGTGCCTGTTAAAGAGCGAGAACCGCCACTTGGCCAGCCTGCATAATCGAGCATCCGCCCTACGCGGGTTGCGGCAGTTTCCTCAAATTGTAATGTTGCTAAAACTGGCGCTGTGGCATCAGCTATGTAGCCAAGACCATCAACGAGATTCATCGTGACAGTTGGGTAATGACCTTGATTCACTACATTGGTTTCAACAAAGCCCTGAAATAGCGTGTAGGCAGTTGATGACCAAGTTCCTTGAATGCGTACCTGCAAGCCAGCCTTGAGATTTGGGTAGTAGGTGCTTGAGGCGTTATCAGGATCATACTTGCCTGAATAGTTATTGAACTTGATGCTGGCAACGCCTGCCTCTGCCAAGACTTCGTATTGGCGGCGGCCGCGCCTGATGTAGATTTCTAAGACATCATCAGATGAAACATTTGTCCAAGTAGAGCTTAGGAAGAATTGCACTTGCAGCGTCGGTGCTGTGACCCCATCGTATTTAGCCATTATCTAGTCCGATGTTGAATAGGTATTCCACCTCGACGGCGGGCAAGAGTGTTTAAGTCATTTTGAATTTTTACGCTGTAATCATCGGCGGTGCCGTGTTCAGCGTTAATTATCACTTGGAAGTTTGGGTGAACAGCGTTTGCAATTGGAGAAGCACCTGCCGAGCCATCGCCTTGCGCTGCTAGGGATACAGTTGGGGAGTTGGCAATTGCTGTTTGACGGGCCAAATTGAGATCAATAGCTTTAGCGGTGGCTTTAGCCTCGGCCTCGGCGGTCATCAATTTACCAAGTTTATGTTTTTTAAGAATTGCATTAATTAATTGTTGCTCAATTGTAAGTTCTTTTTTCTTAGCATTATTAAGTTTATTTTGACCAGCAGTAAGTTTGGCTAAAATAGAATCAAGACCAGAATCTGGGCCTAGAATACTGTCAGCCCCAGGTTTTTTCCCTTTATTTGCAAGAAAATCTAAATAGCCACTTTGTTGCCTCATTCTTGCTGCATTTTCATTTGCTTTTTTTGCTCTAGCGTCATTACCTGCTTTTTTGAGGGCAATGACACCGCCTGTAATTGCCGCAGCGCCGCCGACAACTGCAAGGGCTGCTGTAGCAGAAACAACTGAGGCACCGCCTGTGGCGTAGGCCGTGGCAACGGCTGCAAGTCCTGCCGATGTTCGCAAAGCTGCAAATGCTGCTATCAACTTACCAAGAACAGTTGCAAAGGCGGCTACTCTGCCAACGGCAAATAGGCCAGCAACTATGGCTGCAAAGGTCTTAACAAGACCCATATTGTTTGTGATCCACTCGGAAAAACTAATCGATATGGCTAGGAGTTTTATTGCCCCATCAGTTGCCATTTGAAAAGCAACAACAAGTTTTGTGCCATTGGCTTCAACGAAAGCCTCGACTTGAGGTAGGACTTTATTAGAAATGACTTTGGCAAAGTTTTCAAGAACTGGCAGAAGTTTATATCCAAGGGTTTCAAGGATTTCACCAAAACGGATACGCAGAATTGCTAATCTAAATTCAAGTGTGTTTGCTCGCGTTGCGGCTGAGCCTTTTGTTATTGCTTCAACTTCTTCGAAGATTTTAACTAAATCTTTTGATTTTAGAGTAGTTAGGTCAATGCCTTTAACTAAATTTTGCAAACCACGGAAA